GTTCAACATCAACTTTTTCAAAAGTCCAACTCATAATTTTACCTCTTTTAAAACCATACCATAATTATTTACCCCAGTCGGTATTACTAAATTTTTTTTCTTAATGGGAATATTTTTTTTAAAAACGCTATAGTCAACGAAATGATGCCACCGATTAAAACGCCACACAACTTTAGCAACGTCAGGGTGTTGCTCTTGCAAGGATTTTGATTTGGCCATTACTCCATCCATATAGTCTAAATTATCGTTCTTATAGATTGAATCTGTATTTCCACCTTTTAATCGCATTGTAGTAGCTTTCTCACTTAAAAAAGCGTTAAATTGCAAAGTACAATAACCAAGTTTTAGACATCTTATAGACAAATCTGTGTCCTCATTGTATTTTCCTCTCCAACGTAGGTCCAGTCGATTGTCAATTAATATTGTAGAATAAATTCTAGTGTTAAATAAAAAAGGTGGATATTTTTCACTAGCTATACAAAACTTACAATAGTTAAATCCACTTATCATGACGTTTTCGTAGCGATCCACAAAATCTTCCGCAGCTTTAAAGATTGCACCACTTTCAACAATGTTTTTAGCGTTACGATTTAATCTATAAAAATCATAAATGTTATCATCTATGATCCAATGCTTTTTCGCACCAATGCTTATAGAGTGATCCCAAACCCAATTTCTTGCAGGGATTGAACCTTTACCTAAATTTGAAAATGGTAAAGTATAAATCTTTTTAGGGTCAATTACTTTTGCATATTCATCGTATTCTTGTGGCTCTACAACGATATGATAAGGAACTCCCATTCTCTCAAGCGTTTTAGAAGTTAATCGACTTTCCCAACGCCCTTTGCTAATCACATATATAGGATGTTTAGGATTCATCTTTAACATACCTTTTATTAAAATGGTTTTGGAATTTAAGTTTAGGATGCCAAATACTTTTTGTTTTATTATTTAGTTCTTGCCCTATTACTTTTGCAAAGTCTTGCAAATCTTCCTCACTTGCAAATCTTATTATTATTTTATGATAAGCCTCTTTTGTATATTGCTCAAACTCAGGCATACCATCCCACTCTTTTCGCCAATCCTCTTTTAATTCTTCTTGACCAAAAAGATTATTTTGTTTTTCTCTCTCACTCATTTAGTTCATTTCCCCAGTGATCCCAACCTTTGTGTGTAAAATCTTGTCTAGCAAAAAGTTCAATTCTTGAAATATCACCACATAATTCAACGATGCGATCTCTTACGCAATCAGGCTTTCTTGAGTGTTCTCTTATTTTATCAATGACGACTTGATGAACTTTATTAGAAATTCTTTTTGGCTTACCTTTAGTAGCAATCAAACATAACTCACTATTAGCTCTAGTCCAATAACCCAACCCCCAAAATAAACTATCTTTTAATTTATTTTTTTTAATCCATGCAAAACCACAAGTTTTAAAATCAAAACCCCATGACTTAATTGTTTCTAAACCTTTGTCTAACATTGGGTAGATAACCCACATAAACAATATACAATCATCATCGCTTATAGATGTAATTGGAAGATTTTTAATATCTTCAAGACTCATTAAATCGTATTTAGGTGATTTAGCTCTACCTTTATTAGACCATGTTTTAAAATTCCAGGGTGGATCAGCGTAGATAATTTTATATTTTTTTTTTGGAAAATTAATCATGTTTGTTAAACCTTAACTTTTCCATCTCTTGTTTTAATTGTTCTAAAGTGAACCCTGTAGATTTTTGACAATAATGTTCGGCACAATAATCTCTACCTTGCTCAACCACATCGGCTTTTTTTTTGCATTTACAACAAAGCCTTTGGTCGCCATAAATATTAATCAAGTTTGGATCAATTCCATTTGCCATCTTGTAAAATTTCTATTGGGGTTAAAATATCTTTAGGGATGTAATGACACTTTGGTCGCCCATTACCTAAATCAGTTAAATATTTATTTGTTCCTAAAACATGGCTTGAATTGATAAAGCCACAAATTTCGTAAATAGGTGATTTATCTATTACTAAAATATAAATTTCGTTGGGCTTCGCACCTTTAGGCCTAATAATTAAACCATTATTTTCTTTTGGCATTTGACAACGAATTTGTAAATGCAAGTCATGATAAATTAAATCAGGGTTGTTGCCATGATTAACATGGTAAGTAAATTCTATTTGTAATAATTTTGAACAAGCTAACTCTGCTCCACTACCACTTATTGATCTAGCAATTTTTTCGTTTAATGAACTTTTATATCCATGACCCCACTCTTGATTTAATCGCATTGACTCAAATACTCTAGTCAAGCCATTATTAGCACTAGCCATTAATTCATATAAATCTAGTTTAACTTGTTTCATATTATATTAACAATTTATTTCCTTTTTTTAAATTTTGTTTAGCTGTTAAATATTGAAGATTATTTTCAACATGAAAACCACAAACAATAGGATTATTTAATGGAACAATGTGATCTACATGATAACCTTTAGGACAATTTTTATAAATTTCTTTTATTTTTTCTAAATTACACCATTTTGGTATAGCTCTTAATTTGATTGCTCTCCTCTTATTCATTCTTGCTTTCATTAAAGCAATTGCCTCTGGCCTTTTAAAATATTCTTTTCTATAATTAGATAATTTTTCTTTGCCACCTCTTTTATAATAATATTTTTTAAAATATCTTAACCTTGCCTCTTTCCCTTTTTGTGTAAGACGATAATTATTATCCCAAACTTTTCTTGCTAAATTTCTTTTTTTTTGCCAAATTGGATTTTCTCTATATTTTTGTTCTCTTATTTTTCTTAATTCTTTACCTTTTTTTGTTTGAGCATACTTTTTACTACAAGCTTTTCGCTTACTTGATCTATTATAAATATAATTAGATAATTTAGCTTTATCAGTTTGTCTATAAACTTTTCTACAACAAGCTTTTGAACAAAATCTAACTTTTTTATTTTTACCCTTTAACTTGATTTCTTTGTTACAATGTTCACAATTTTTTACATCTATTCCAAAATATTTTTGTTTTTGTTTCATAACAACCAATTTCCTTTTTCGTCTTGGCAATAAGAAGCAATAATTGGTTTATTGTTGTAAATATAAAATCCCCATAACTCACCATTACCATCTTTAAATTTTGGGTTGTCATACCAAGTGGCTTTGCTTTCATAAGCATCATCACAATTAGTAAAATTTTCTATTAAAATTTTTTCATAAGTTAAATTAGGGCTAGTTAATAAAACTAAAATTAAAAAAGATTTCATTTTGATAAATTTTTTTTTATAAAGGTTATTAGTTTAGGATTTTGTAAAAATACTTTGCAAAACTCACTACCAATAAAAGTTGCGACCCCTTCCTCACCTAAATTTTTTAAACGAATCGCTGACTTGTCGGCAATAAAATGAGCTATTTCATGTAGTAAAGTGTCAACATAAGAAATTTTTCCTAAATTTTCTTGTATTGCTATGGTAGATTCGTTTGGGTTGTAATACCCATAAATCATATCTTTTTTGGCTTGTTTTTTAGATAATTTTACAATTTTAGCTTTAAAATTACGATATTTTATCTCTTTAAGACTCATAATTGATAATATTCTTATAACCATAATATGAATAGTTTCAATATTTAAAAAAAAGATATACAAAAAGATTGCAATTTCTTATAAAAAAATTATACCTTAATTATATGACGAATCGCCCAAGACAAATTGGAGAATGTTATACAAATTTTGGACTTAAACACACTTCTAAAAGCCAAAACACAATCCCTGACGATGTACGTTTTTTTAGATACGTTTGTTTAACACCTAAAGAAAAATCGAACCTACCTACTAATTCCTCATTTATTGGTGGAACTTTATCACATGAAGTTTTGCAAGAATCTTTATGTGAAAATAAAAAAGTTGGAGATGTAATAGCTAGTGAAAAATTTAAAGAGAAAGTTGAAAAGTATGAGCCAATTAATGAAAAAGATAAAATAAAATTTGAGCATATTATCAAAAATATGAGTGCTTTATCAATGAATCATTTAACAAATATTGCATCATTACCTAGTCAAAAGTGGGAAAATGAAAAAGAATATACACATTGGGATCAAAGAATTAAAACTTATTTTTTAGCTTATGTAGATTTAATTGGTCAAACTCATTTTGGAGATATTAAAAATGTTTTTGGAACTTTAGTAAAAACTAAAAATGGATATTCTTATACTAAAAAGAAATGCCCTAAAGTACCTTTTCATAGTGATTGTTTGCAAATAGCTTTGTACTCAAAACTATTACCAAAACATACTCCATTTTTAACTTATGCTAGTGATAGCGACCACATAATTTTTACGCCTGATAATTGCATAGAATTAAGAAAAGAAAATTTAGAAAAATATTATGATGAATTAATTTTATATCAAATGTGTTGGGAAAAAAAATTGGAACTAGCAAATGGCGATATAAAAACTCTAGCTTTATTATGTAAGCCTGATTTTAGTGAAATAAGAAAAAATGGCTTTTGGTGGAATGGAATAGAGCCTGACTTGATTGAAAGATTTAGAGGTTATTATGCCTGATATTAAACCAACTAATCAAACACAAAGTGGTCATACATACAATAATCAATCTACATCCGTAACAACTAATGAAGCAAATGGAATTGTAAAACCATTAAGAGAAAGAGTTAGGGATTTAGAAGAAATTAATGAAGCACATCAAAAAAAGAATGGTGAATTAAGAGTCGAAATTCAAAACAAGGATAAAAAAATAGAAGAACTACTAGAGAGAATAAACAACCCACTAAAAAAAATGAGAGGAGATGGTGATTTATGAGTAATGAAAAAACACTAGAAAGTGCAATACAAAAATTTAGAGATGGAATTAAACAAAGCGACTATGTAAAGCTTGGTGCAAAAGGTGAGTATTTAACAGTTCCTTATCGTATTAAGTTTGTAAGAGAATATTTTGGAAATAGATTACAAATTTTAACATTTAGTAGTGAGTTGGCTAATGGATCTACAAAATTTAGAGCAAGTGTATTTTTAGATGGCAAAGAATTAAGTGTTGGTGAATCTAAAATGATGGTCAATAGAGATAAAGAATTTGAAAAAGCACAAACAGTTAGTATTGGTAGAGCATTATCTATACTTGGATTTATGGGTAATGAGATTGCAACAGCAGAAGAGATTGAGGATTTTGTAAAAGGTAAAGAAATAAAACCAATTGCTAAACCCAATGGTAAAGAAGTTGTTAAAGAATTTAATGTTGAAGAATTTGCTAATGAATGGATTGGTAAATTAGAAAAACAAGCAAAGCTATCAACTAGCGTTAATAAATTTGAACAAGGTATTCAAAGTTTATCAAAAGAATACACAAAAGAATTAGAACAACTTTATCTTGATCCTATTCAAGACGTTAAGGTTGCTAATAAATACAACAAACTAAAAAATACAATACAAGAAAGAAAATCTAATGGACAATAAATACGATAATCAAATCGCACTTTGGAAAAGACAACCTAGAGAAAACGATAAGCCTGGTACTAAATATCCACACTACACAGGCAAAGCTACTATTAATGGTCAACCTAAACAAGCTGCGGCTTGGTTGAACACCGATAAATCAAAAGACACCCAACCTGATATTAGTATCAAGTTAAGTGAACCAAACGCTAACAAACAAGAGGAAGCACCGTTCTAATGCAAAATGAAAGTGTAAATCCTGATCATTATAAAAAGGCAATCCAAACTTGCGATGCGATCTTGAGTCAACAAACGCATGAAGAAAACATTGGTTACTTAAAGGGTGCTGGTCTAAAGCACCTTTTTCGTTTTGGTCAAAAACATGGAACTACGATTGATAGTATCATTATGGATTTGGAAAAGTGCCTTTGGTATTTAAAAAAATTATTGAATTACCTAAGAGCCTTAAAAGAAGATGGCCATGATATTAGGCAATCACAAGAAAACGTAACAAATTTATTTAAGGATAAAGACGAATGAAAATTAGAAATGGAAATGGAAATGGTCATCAAATCTATTTGAGTCAAATCAAGTTAGATGTATTGAAATTTATTAAAAGGTTTATTGAGCAACATGAATATAGCCCAACCTATAAAGAAATTTCTACTAAGTTTAAATTTTCTAGGGCTAGAGCTGGTGCAATTATATCAGAATTATACAAACTAAATTTGATTAGCAAAAGCAATCAAGCACAAAGAAACATTGAGTTAAGTAATAATCAATTGGAAAAAATTTCAATGCTTAAAGTTAATAAAAGTTATTCAACAATGGATTTAAGACGATGAGTAAAGTCGTAAAAGAAAGTTTTTATGAGGCCAATTTTAAGGTCGATGAGGAATTTGAAAGTGTGGAAAAAGCACATTTATCAAATAGCCCAAGTGAAAACGCTAGGGTTAAAGTTCTTGATTTAAAATTAGACAAATCAAGAATTAAATTAACTAACGATGAGGAGTCTAAAGAGGATGGCTTTAAGTAATAGTCTTATAAGAAGATATGCCAAACTTCAAAAATTGCATGACGAAATCATGAAACCAGCGAAGAACAAAGGTCGTCAATGTGTTCACACATTAAATGCAAAAAAGAAGTATGACAAAACTTATAGGCAGATTGTTGGCACAGAAAATGAAGATGCAAAATTCATTTATTCTAGTGGCTAATTGACAATGAACTTAAAAGTTGTAAAAAACTCTAGGCCACTTGTCCGCCAAATTTAAGGAGAGAGGAATGAATAGACCATACAAAGCTTACAAAAAAACAGAAGAAGAAACTAGACTCAATAAAGAGATAGGAAAAAAAATTAAAGAAGCAAGATTAAATCATGTTGTTATGTATGAAGTTGAACAAGACATGAATGGAGAAAGTTTTATTGTAAAACAAGCTAGAAAAAAATTAGTTACACAAAGCGAATTATCTAAACAAATCGGCGTAACTTTCCAACAAATCCAAAAGTATGAAAAAGGACAAAATGGAATTAGTTCTACTAAGCTTTTAAAAATTAGTCGTTTTTTTAAAAAACCACTTGCTTATTTTGTAAGTGGTGCAAATGAATTGTTAGGTCAAGACGTTCCACCTAATAATAACCCAACAGCTCCCTCTTTAAATTAGAGTCAATGGGTAACTATAAAAGTGAGTGTCAATAAAATGTGAAAACAACTGATAAGTGCTTTGTAACCACTTATCTTTTATTTTGTTGTGTATGAGAGGGGGAGAGAAATCTCCCCCTTTTTTTTATGTATTTTGTAATTTGGAAACCTAAAGATAAATTTACTCTTTACTCAAACACCATATTTGCTTTAGAAAAAGAAGCTAGAGAATTTGCTAAAAAAAGTATTAAACGAAAAATAGAATGGGATGTAGTTCTCTATAATAGTGAGAACTACGATAAGTATTGGTACAAATAATTAATTATTAATTAAATAATAACTAAGTGCTACTAACTCTATAATAATAATAGCTTCAATCATTTTTATTAATATGCTTAATTGCATCTTTCTCATTTATAAAAAATTTTTTAGTAAATAGCTCTTTATTTACATTATTTATAAATACACTTAATTTATATTTTTTAACTCTTTTACTTCCATGATTAACTCTATAAACGTATAGATCATTTTTTGTTGTCATGTTCCTCTCCCTTTTTTTTTATAAAATGTTCATATTTTAAGTAGCTATTTTGTTTAGCTAAATTTTTAATTTTAATATTTACTTCTTGTTTTAAAGTTTTTGCATTATTGTAAATTTCAAACAATAATTTAGCTTGTTCATCTATTTTATGAATATCTTCATAATAAGATGTATTTAAAAGTTTAATTTTAAATTTATGTATTAATTCAAGAAGTTTATTAAACTTAATGCTATTTCTTGTTTTTTTAATCATTTTTTTTATTGGTTGTAGGTTGTTCAATTATGTGATCTGAGTGCAAAATACCTCTATGTATATAATCTCTACCAGATCCTTTGTTCGGTGGAATATTTTTTCCACAAAGCCTACCCCCCTTACAAGCTTTAGTATATTCTCCTTGCACATCTATATTTTTTTTAGCCAACGCTTCTGCTACTGCTTTTGCTATTATATCCATATCTCTCTCCTTATTTCCAATTAAAGTGTTTGTTTTGATAATCTACGTTTTCAACTTCTTTCTCACTCTTGAGATATAAAGCTATGTAGTTATCTTGGACAAAATCTATTGACTTATCTCCAAGTGCTTTGGCTAAGTCGATAGCGTTTTTGTATTTAGACGTATAAGCCCAAAAACTAGCCGTATAATGCCTAAAGAAGTAACCTTTACGCTTAATTGGTAGCGTAAGGTCTAATTTCTTTAAACTCTTGTCTATGCCTCTAATAATGGCTTCTAGGCGTATAGGTGAGTTAGTTTTATCTAAAAATAGATAATTCTGGTCCTTTGGCAAGGTTTTGACATATTTGTTAATTTCATCCCTTAGATCGTTAGAAATTACTAATTGTCTAAAACCATTATCAGTTTTTGGATCACCTATTTTTTTAGTACCACTCTTAACTGATTTATTAATATCAATAATTGGTGGTAAATTAGAACTAGCATTAAAGTTTAGCAAGTCATCTAGGGTTAAGCATCTAGCCTCACTTGGCCTTAATGCACACTCTAAAAGGATTTTGCATATTAATTTAACTTCGTATCTTGGAATATTATGGATAATCTTTTTTATTAAATCCATGTTCCAATATTCAAAATCAATACGTTCTGGTTTTGTTCTACTAGTAACAACCATAGTCATCCAATTAGCATCTTTGCAAATATTACGTTTTATTTTTCTATTTGGTGGATCAACTTGGTTTTGTAGAATAGCTGATAAAGTATTAAATATTTTTCTAATAGTTTTAGCTTTTAAATCATTATTAAATAGTTTGTCGGTTAAGTATTTGACAAAACCATTAATCTCTTGCTCACCTATTTTTCTAATATCTACATTATTAAAGTATGGCAAAATGTGATTAGTGTAAAAACTACCATAATCTTTTGCATGGCCAACCTCAATAACACCCTCTCTAATCTTATATTTAAGTCTTTTGTAAAAAGATTCATAAGCTTCATTTAAAGTTATTTCTTGTGAGTCAAACTTAGTAAAGCCTACTTCTTGTATTTTTTCTTCAGCTTTTTCCTTACAATCTTTGTAAGTGTTTTTAGTTATAGATTTTGGTTTTGTATCATTACCAATGTATTTCCATCTAAATCTTCTTTTACCATTTAGATAAACAGGTCTTATATTTAGTTCCATTTTTTCTCTCCTTATAGGTTATATAAAAGTTATATATAAGATATAGACAAATTGCAATAAATCAATTGACAAAAAAAATGGCTAAAAACCTTGTATTTCGGACATAAAAAAAGAGCCAAAACGAACCATTTTTGATTCATTTTGGCTTTTTTAATAATTTACCCACCACTATCCCATTTGATTAGATCAAATCATGATCGTTAGATCACATCCTATTCGGTTTAAGCTCTAGCTGTTTTAGATGCTCTTTTCAAAGCTACGTCAGATACAGTACCTTTGCCTTTTCGACTAGTACCTGCCTTTTTTCTTTTGTTCATGTAATAGTACAAACCTTTTTTTGCAGTTCGACCATCTTTAGTTCTATGATAACCTTTTTTCATAATTTACATCCATGCCTTTCTTGACCAATAGTTAGCTGATAAAGTTTTTTGACCACTTGTTTTAATTCCACCACTTCTAGCCAAATAACTTTTTCTAGCTTTAGGGTTATTTTTTCTGATCTTCATATTAGGATCGCCAAAAGTAACTTTATTGACTTTCCCTGTTTTTTTATTTTTTACATACACTCCACTTTTTTTAGAACTGCCTTTAGGCAATCTAAAAGGTTTATTAAGTGTAACTTTTCTTCCTTGATATATAGCCATTACGTTTTAACCTTTGGTTTTGGTGGTGGAACAACAATTTCTTTACAATCAAACTTGATATAAATTCCACTTGTATTTACATCATGCTTACCTATTTCTATTAATTTTTCGTAAGATTTATTGTAACCATCTAAAAGACAAGTATAATCATCTTCAAAAGGATCAGGTATTATAATTGGGTTAAGACAAGTGTTAGCCACACTACTACACAAATATAATACTAAGAATACTTTCATTCATTGTCTTTCTCTAATTGCTCTTGTAACTCTTTTATTTTCTTGTTTGCATCCTCTAGGTCTTTGTTAGAATGTTCTAACTTTTGTAAGCACCTTTTGTTTGCACTATCTTTAGATTTACCAGCGTCTTGCAACTCTGATATTTCTTGTTTTAAAATACGAATTTGATCTTTATATTCGTTTAATAAATCTAGGTTGTTATCCGACATTATTTCTTACTAGAAATGCCACCCTTAAATATTTGAGTGCCTTTAATACCATAAATACTAGCAACAACTAAAATCCACAGATTAGTGAACCAGCTCGGCAAGTTTGAAAAGTGATCGAAAAAAACATTTATTTTATTCATGACTTCTACGTCATCACTTATAACGCCATATGCAAGGACCAGTATCGGCAAAGTCAGAATTAAAAGTACAGCTTCGTCTTTCCAGTCAGATTGTCTAGCTTCTAACAATTTTCCACTGTACTCAAGTTCACCGTTTGCCATTCGCTCTGCATGTTTAGCCTGAGCATTGGCCATCATCATTTTAGTTTCTTGTTTCTTTTTATAAATATGACTTCCTGCGTTTAACGCTAGTTTAATTGCACTTAACCACATAGTTACTCCTTATAGTTTTGCACTCCGCATTTTACCTGCTAATTTACCAGCTCTTGCTGGAGTTTGTTTAGCCCATAGTGAGTCAAGCATTTGAAATGATGCTTCACCATAATCTTCGCTATCCAAAGCTTTCCACATATTTTTAAATTTAGATACGCCACCAATTCCTAATTGAAATACCATCTCAATAATTACTTCTTTAGCAACATCATTGATTGGTCTATTTTCTATTAGTGTAAGGGCGTTATGATGAGCATTATCAAAATCTTTATTAAAGATTTCTTCTAAATACTCTTTTTCATATTTTTTATCATCTTCCCAATGATCCTCTACACATAGATGACCATAGCCGATTGTTCGTTTCCCAAGACTGTCTTTATAAACTACATCTCTAAAACCCTCATGTAATTTAACTTCTTCTTTTAATGTTTCGTACATTTATTCTCCGTTTCAATTTTGTTGTGAATTTGATTCTTATTCTAAATGCGTAACCATAGAGTCTTCTAAAAAAACACTCTATGCTTAATAATATCCTCTCCATCATCGTCAACTCCTAGCATTTGCAAACCTCACAAGTACATAATTCACCATCGTAAAAATGACTATGTAAAATTTCTTTACAATGACACTTGCATTGACAATTTTTACATTTTCTTTTTTTTCTTTTTTTTGGCTTTGGAAAAAACACTTTGTCTAAATGTTCAGAAAATGTATCTAGCCAACCAAAAAATGTGTATAAAATTCTATCTAACATTTTGTAATTTTTTTCTATCGTATAACTTTTTGCTTTTAATAATTTTTTTTGAAAAATTTTTTAGTTGTTTAGCAATAGGATTACGTTTTTTATTTATTTTTTGCATTACTCTAAAATAAGTTTTTTAATAGAGTATGAACCATCTATATTCTTTTCTAATTCAGCTTTTGTTTTGATACATCTATACTCAACACTATCCGATGTATTTCTGCTAGCCTGACGTTTGCCTTTAAGACATGAACTTAAATCAGGTTGCAATCTTGCCTCTGTAATTTCATTATTAACTAATAAAAGTAATGCTATAACTACTTGCTCCATTAATGACTCCCATTTGCTCTTACTTTGTCTTTAATATTTTCTAATTGTTCTTTAATTTTTTCTATATCTTTCATAGCGTAATTAATATTGACATTATTATTTCTCATAAGTTCCATTTCTTCTTGGATGCTTTCTACTTGAGATGCGATATGTTCCAACAGCATAAATTGTTCTTGGTCAGTTGGTTTTTGCTCAGATTTTTTTAAGAGATCAGCGTTAAATAATTCTCTACTAGTTTCTAAACTTCCTATTCGGTTTTCTAATTCAAAAAAACTAACAGTTGCTACAACTGCCCCAGCTACAATCATAATTAAATTTTTAGCTGGTAATTGAATTCCTGTGTCCTCAGACAGTTTTAAATTTTTCATATTTTATTTCCATGATCAACCATGATAATTTTAATACCTAGTTTTTTTTGTTTAGGTGTAGGAACTCTCCAAATCTTTCGCCTATATGATTTGACGTTTTTTCTATAAGTATTCGTTTTAATATCAACAAGTTCAATCTTACCACTAGGGCTTACCAACACTAAGTCAAATGGACATTGAGGGTTACAACTTTGAGCAACCCAATAACCTTGTTTGGTAAAATCAACAATACATTGATGTTCACCAACTACGCCTTTTTGCGATGTGTTTAACTTAGTAGATTTGATATTAGATTGAGCAAGGTTGATAGACTTATCAATCCTACTGCCCATAATAATTTATAAATAGAACTCACTTTAGCGTCTAAGTGAGCTAAGTGATTATCTTTTATAGTTGATATTTTGTTGTGTATTAATTTTATTTCACCTTGTAACTTAATAATTTGCTCTGAGTTTTTTTGTGATTGTGTGGCCATTATCTATACTTATTTAAACTTTCAATTATTTTGTATTGTTCTAATAAAGATGATTGATCTTGTTCATTCATCTTAGGTAAAATAGTTTGATTTTCATAAGCTGTTGTTATTAAACCTTGACCACCACCAGCATTAGGTAATTTAGCAAAAGCAATAGCATTTGTAATATCGTCAATTGCTTGATTGTGTTTTACAGTTTTGGCAAAAGCATCATAAGTAAATCTTGATGTTAAAGTACCTTGAATTCCAAATGCTTGAAATCCTGCGATCCCAGCTAATGATCTAAATGCACTACTAAAAATTTCTAAAAATTTTTTTCCACCTTTATCGACTTGTTTAAAATCATTTATGTCAGTTGTTTTTTGTAATTCTTTTGCGAAACCTAATAAATCTTTTTGTTGTTCTTTGGTAAATAAAATTTTAGAAATTTCTTTACCATTCCCCTCAATCATTTCACTAACTTGTTTTACAAAAATTTTAGGATCAAATACTTCATTTGTTCCAACTTTTTTAAAAGAATTGTTTATCATTCTTTGAACTGATCCATCTACTAACAAATCAAATCCCTCTGATCCTTTAGGAAATATAGTTTTAGTTAATCTATTTAAAATATCAGTTGATTGTTTTACACTATTTGCACTTAAACTAGCGTTACCATATAAATAATTATTTATTTGTAATGCACTATATTTACCATTTAAAATATTATTCACAAATGCACCAGCTTGATCTTTAACTTTACCTACATTATTAGGCTCAAATATTTTTTTGATTTTACTAGCGTCAGCTCTTGCACTTTTAATAGCTTCTAAAACACTTTTATCGCCACTTGCCAATGCACCTTGTATAGTTTTATCGTAAAATTTATCAAACTCACCTTTTAAAGTAAGTAATGCTTTTTTATCAGTTGCATCTTTTGTAGTGCTTATAATTGTATTTAAGTTTCTTCTTTTAGCTTCTAAACTATCTAAAGTTATTTTAGTTACTTTATTGTCTTTAATACCTTTTAAAAATTTATCAAAATCATTCATCCAAGCTAGTGATTTTGGTGTAATATCTTTATTAAGATTCATACCAATACCATCGCTACTTGATACAACTAACCTCATATTTTTAGTTACATTATTAACAATTGGTGATTTAATCTTCCCAGTCCAATCGATAGCACTATATTTAGCATCAACTGCATTATCCATTTGAGATTTAATAGCGTTAATTTGATTTGTAATATTATCTATTGTATCTTCAACAGGTGTTTTTTGGCCTGGCAAAGTAGTAGTACGTTGAGTGTTTTTATTTCTAATTAAACTATTTCTAAATTTAGTAAGATAATCAAATGATTGTTTTAATTGTATCTCTGCTTGATAATTAACAATATTTTTTAAATCTTCTCCATGAACACCTTTTTTAGCTTGTTCAATCCATTTTAAAACTTTTTGATTTCCACTAGCTTGAGCTTTCCATAAAGATATTCCATACTTATTAGCACCAACAATTTGAACTGCTAAACTAGGCTCAATACCATCTTCTAAAGCTTGTGCGAATTCTTTCATGACTCTTTTGTCATTTAATAAATTTAAATCTTCAAAATTTTGTTTAGCAATTGTTTTAGCTTTGTCGGTTATCATACCTTTGTTGTTTAGATATAAACCACTTCCACTAAATATATTAAACTTACTAGGTAAAACTTTATTAACTCCATCTTTAACAATATTAAAACCACTAAATCTTGCTAAAAATTTTCCTATTGGCTCACCAGCCATTCCCATAGTTTGATTTAATAAAAGCCTATCATCTTCTATAATTGGAATTCCACCTTGACCTGCCTCTGATCCCATACCACTAGCTACAACATCTTGAGTTGCCCCAGTAGCAGATGCCATAGTACCTTGAGCTATTGATTTTTTTATAATTCCACCACCAACTTTTTTATAAACAAAACCAGCACCAGGGATGTATTGTAAAACTTGTGCAACTCCCTCAACTGCGTCTTTAAATGTAAAGCCTGGTTTATTTAAATAAAAAGTTCGATCAGTTCCTTTTTTTACTGCTCCATCAGGTAATGTAATAACAACATTATCAAATTTATCTCTTGATATGACAGCTTCAGGATATACGTTTTTTACCATATCGATTTGTGCTTCAACCGATGGTGTAATACTAAAACCTATTCCAAGCTTAATGGAGTTACCAATGTTAGTTAAGGGTGCATTATTTAATTCACCCATTTTAGAAAATTCTTCTCTATTGTTACCAGTAAAGAAATCACTTATAAAATTAATTGACTTATTAAAAAAACCTTGTTCTTTGTTTTTTTTCTCAATTGCTTTAGTTACTAATTCTTGTTCTTCACCCTCAACTTCATTTGAAGAAGTATCTACGTTGCTATATTTTTTTTTAATTAAAGCTTTTTCTATAAGATTTAATTCTTCTTCATTAGTTACAACAGTCATGTTTTATTCCTTAAAGTGAATTAATTTTTTTATATTTTTTATTTTCTTCATCAATAATGTAATACCATTCACCATTTTCAGCTTGTATAAAATTATCGTTATTTTTCATTTCCTCTAAATTTGTATTTGAAAGTTTAAGGATTTCTTCCATTTCTTCTTTTGGTATAATTGGATTTACAAGATCACCATTTTCATCTAAAGCGTTTGTGTATTCATCCCACATTTGATTAAAAGTCATCATTTTACCATTAACTTCTTTTTTAGTTAAAAGTGTGTTTAGACCATCATCACCAGCTACCCACTCCTCTGCCATTTGTGCTTTTAAAATTTCTCTATCGTTAATAGCTTCTAAAATTCTTGCATTAGCTTTAATACCATCAGGGGTCATAGATAAACTAGTAGTTAAACTTTCAAAAATATCCATTTCTTTTTCTGATATAGCACCTTTTGTTTGTGAGATTTTTCCAAACAATTGATTACCTGCTAATACACCAATAACTTCTGTATTTTGTATTTGACTATTCATATCTCCTACATCACTTAACCATGAAACATCTAATCCAAAACCTTTAGCATATTTCATTAGATCAGCTAATATTGGAGCTACTTTACCAGTTTCTAAATTATCAGCTGCTATAGTAAGTAATTCTAAATCAATATTTTCTTTAGAAGCATTATCTGCTGTTTCTAAAATCTTATTAAAAACTTCACCTTGACCTTTACCAACTGTTTTTGAAAATTCAGTTTCCATTTTAGAACCTGTATTAACATTTAAGTTAGTTACAGGAGCATTTGTTTTGTTAGTTTTAATTAATTCAATTTTATTTGTTGTTAAATTTCTTTGATAATTAGAATTATTATCTAACGATGGATTAGACTCTATTTCTTCTCTAGTTAAAATTTCATACTTATCTTTAGTTTTATTTGCATTAAAAAGTTTTTTTAGTTGACCAGCTTGTGCTATTGCAGGGAATATAGCTTCACCAACTCCTTTCCCCTGAGCTCCTTGTTGTAGCAAACCTGCAGCTACTAAAAATTCTTCGTCTTGTAAAAGTCCTTTAAAATTGATTGCCATATTATATTAGTCCTTGATTATCTAGTTCTTCTTCGAATGGATTTGCACTTGTCATACTTCTTGCATAATTTTGATTAAAAGTATTACCAAATCCAAATTGTTGATTGTTTGGTGTTAAGTTTAAAGTTTTTGCTATTTTATCTTTAGCGTTGTTGTAAGTTGTCATGTATGTAGATGAAACACCTAAATTAGTGTTTCCTAAATTCTTAAAATAATCGTTGACCATAGAGTTTTGATTAGTTTGAACAGTTTTAACATCGTCAGGATTATCAAATTGAACTACATTATTGTTTTCATTACCACCACCATCATTATTAGAATTATCTGGTAATGTACTTTTATAATCAGTTTCATTAAATAAATAATCGTACTCTGGTGATCCTTTTACAATTACTCCATTAGGATTCCAATTTAACCCTGTGCCTAACTCATACTCTTTTATCATAGCAGTAGTCATGTAATTGTTTCTTCTTTTTTTATTTGCAGAATTTGCAAAAGGGGAAAGAATTTCATTTAAAACATTTGCACTTATAAATGGTGAGTCAAAAATTCTTTCTAAAGAAGTTTTTCCACTTAAAGCATCATTAATATTTACACCTTGATCTACAAGATCAACTACGTTTTGTGCAACAACTCTATCTTGTTGCGATTGTGTCATCGCTGTATTATATTTATTGCTTTGTTGTCCTTGAAAAGCACTTGTAGAGCCACCCCCACTTGATTGAGAGCCACTATCATCTCTACCTCTATCCATATCACTAGATACATCACCACCAGCTCTATTTTGGCCAGGATCGGTTGATCCAAAACCATCAAAACTTAAAAGCCCTGATGCTCCAATATTTGCTTGATTATTTTTTAAAGAACCATGTAAATTAGCGTCTAGCAAAAGACCTTTTTCAGCATCAGTTATGTATGCTAATTCTGTCTTTGGGCTATTAGGTGATGACTTCCAAAATCTAGGTGCTGTAACTTCTTGAGTTTCACCAAGATAATTTCTTACCCCACCTTGCATTACAAAGTCTTTTTCTAATAACATTTTAACCTTTATAAAATTATCGAAACAACAAATAGAATAGCAAGACCCATCACATATTTAGATGTTCTTTTATTTATATCAGTTTCTATATCAAAAATTATTTTTTTTATTTTATTCATTATAATAATCCCCCTAATAATCCACCTACAACAGCACCACCAATTCCTGGTGCAATCATATTACCAATTAAAGCACCACCTAAACCTTGTGTTACTCTATTTGGATTGTTAACAGTTTGTTGAACAGGAAATCCTGTAGCAATAGGATTTACCAAAGATGAATATTGTTGTAATGATTGAAATGGTGCTAAATTTTGTTGTCTTTGAATATTCTCTAACTGAGCACCAACTTGAGTTAATGTTGGAGAAGCACTAGCAATACCTAATTGTCTTTGTCTTTCTCTTTCATAAGAATCGAAAGCGTATGGCAAAGCTTCTTGAGTTATACCACTTAGAATTTGTTGTTGACTCATTGGCGACCCTGGTGTTCGACCCATTCCACTAAACTCACTATTAACTGCTGTAGCAATTTGATTAGCACTACCTTGAAGCATTGGAGATAAAAAAGGATTTAAATATTTCCCACTTAATGTGTCGGCTAATTGTTGTTGCGAAGCATTGGCCATAAGCTCTTGTTGAGCAAGGCCTTGAGTTGTTTGAGTTGTTGGTGCTACATATCCACTAGCACTTACACCTTGATTATATAAATTACCTGCCTCTGAAATAATTTGATTTAACGCAGGTTGTGCTGGTGCATATGGGTTGACTTGTGCTTGACTACCCCCACCACTTGATCCACCACCAAATGACATTAGTTATTCTCCTTTTTAATTAATTGTTTTTCAAGAACTACATGAGTTCTTTTATAGTCGTAATTTTGTAAAACTTTTTGCCAACCAACTCTAGCGTTAAGTTCCATAAGATCACAATTTTGTTCTAAAGCAAAATCTTCAAGCACTTGAATAAGAGCTGTCCATTTTTGCCTATGCCTACCTGTCATAATAAATATTTGACAAGATTTTTTTAGCTTACGTTGTATTACTTCTGTTACAACAACCCCATAATATTTTTCTAAAGTTTTAGATTTGTTTTTATCCCAAATAATCCACAATTGCATTTTGTTTTCTTTCAAACAATCTAAAACAAATTGTGAGTCAGTATAATCGCCTGAGTAAGTTAAAGCATTTTGTATATCTTGTTTAACTAAACTCCAAACTTCATCAACATTAGAAGTTGGTATTCTTACAAGTTTCATTAAGTTACACTTAAATAATTTAATCCTATGTGAACACTATCTGATGTACTTGTAGTAGCCTTTAACACATCATTACTTTCTAATACTAAAGGCTGTGATAATATTTCTATTGAAGTATTAGCACTTAAATTTTGTGTGTGTAGTATTGTAAATTCAGTATTACTTTGTGAGCTATCCAAAACATCCATAGATATATTTGGAGTGTTGCCACTATTATTGGTAACTCTTATTGATTTTACAATTAAAGTTTCGTTATTACTTGATGTTAATAAAGCAGTTTCATTAGTTGTAGCTAAAGCAACTCCTTTAAATTTATATTGATTTGCCATAATTATCTAGCTGTACATGGTACGTTATTACTGCCAACCAAACTCTGACCAAATGCCATAAAAATACATTCTCTACCAGCTGTATTAGAACCACTACCACCAGTAAATTTAAAACCATTTGAAACTATGTCTATTGAATGATTGGCATTAGATGTATATTCTGCTGCATTACCATCTGCTTCTAAAAATTGTTGAACATTATTATAACCAGGTCTTTTATTATCATACATAAACCAATTTCCAGATGTTATAGCTTTTACTATAATAAATGCTGGAGCAAAACCACAGTATACGAATGTACCATCTGTACTACCATTTCCAGTTAAAGAACCAAACTTGCTATAACCAGTTTTCTCTGCGAAACAATAAGCAATCATATTTCCACTATTAACTGAAACATCAGAACCTAAAGTAATAATTGAAGATGATGGTGCAGTATCTTGGAAATGTCCTGAAAATGTTCCAGCAGCATCAGTTGTACTTAAATACATATATTTAGTTGCACCTATTCCTACATGATATACAGGCCAAGCATATGAACTACTTCTATTTTTAAAAATCATCATTTTAGGAACTGCTCCTAAACCATGACCAACTGTAGCATTAGCACTTGTACCTGTATAAGACACAATACTAAATCCTGCTGTTGTATTAACACTAACAGTTGAGTTTATAGAACCATCAGTATTAGATGAACCTGCACCATTTGCTTTCCAGTTCCATGATGCAAAAGTACCAGAAGAATTATTTGCATCTCCATTTGTACCCACTGTAAATCCATCACTATCAAATGAAGAAAGTTTTTGTGCGTCTGTGCTTTCAGCAGCATTAGAATTAGAATATAAAACTTTTGTAGCACCAGAAATTGCATTGTGTAAGTGATGATTTGTTGCAGAGTTTCGTCTTTTAATCCATGTAAAATCTGGTTGAAATCCAACACCAGTTATTGAATTTGAACTTCCAGTACCATTATAAAGTTTAGTATTAAAATGTGCTGTCGATTTATTTATAGTTGTGTATGCCATATTATTCGTTTAACCCCTTTGTTGATAAAGCAGTATATCCTGTTGGTACATCATATTCAAATATTCCATTACCACTTGCGTTAGTTCCTGCACTAGATACTGCTGTTGTTCCGAAATAACCATTGCCGAAGTTTGCATTACAATAATTGGAATGTGTTGTAGCATCTCCCCATGCAAAGAAATAAGTTCCAGCAGTTATTGTTATCGCTCCTGTGCTTGTAGTTGGGTCAGCACTATTTTGCCATGTTCCATTTTTACTAAAAAATAATCTGTTATTATCTAAATCCATAGCTACACCAATAATATCATTTTGTGTCCAAGTATTCCCACTCCATGAAATATTAGAATTATTATTTCTTACATATCCTGTATTATCATAATAACCCCAAGAAGTAGATGTGCTTCCTAATTGAGCAGACGCAGATGTTGTTGGAGATTGTGTAATACCTACAAGTTGTCTATAAGGTGTAGCAGAGCCACCATTGTGTTTCAATTCAAAATAATATTTACCAGAAGATGCTGCTAAAGTTGATGTGTTCCAAGTTTCAATACTAGAACCACCACTATCTAAACCAGTATTACCAGAACCAAATGTTGAACTAGCATAATAATTATCTAAAGGATTCCATGTAGCAAAAACATTACTTGGATTATCTTCTGTTTTTGTAAGTGTACCACTAGAAAGTGTTAAGTTATTAGTATTTGGAGATTGATCTGTTAAAGAATTACCATCTTTTAAAATAAAGAAACCATTTGTTCCATAAGATACACTTGGAGAAGTTTTTATTTTCCATTCACCAGTTGTACTATCTGTTTCGCCAAAGTCTGATGCAGAATAAGCATAATTATCACAAAAATGAACATGAGAAAGAGAGCCATCAAAATAATTTCCACTAGCACCATTATTTCCTATTGCAGTGTAAGTTGTATAATTAATTAAACTTTCTCTACCAGATGTTGGATTTATTCTTGTACTAAAAGAAGTTTCTTCAACCCCATTAACCCAAATTTTCATTCTATCGTCTGCTGTAGAGTTATTAGTATCCCATCTACAAACAATGTGATACCAAGCATTTACATCTCTAAACACTCTACTAGTAATTAAATTTCCCATATTAGTATAACTTCCAGCTTGAAAGCTACCCCATGATAATTTACCATCTGTATGAAAAGCTATTTTGTCTTTGTTGCTACTATCAAGATGAGATCCAACTACACAATTTTCGTTTGACAAGTTACTTCTTTTAACCCAAAAACTAATTGTCCATTTTGTTCTTGTTCCACTTGAAGTTGTTGATACTGATAATTTTGTACTAGCCATTAGTTAAATTGTCCTCCACCTGTTGCACCGAAGCTAGATGTTAAGCTAAATGCTCTATCAACTGTTTGATTTTCAGCATCGGTTATTCTTAATGTAAAATTGTATAAAGTTGGTGTAGTTGAAGTTCCACCAAAATCAGTTGTTGTTATTGCACCTGTTGAACTATTTAATGAACAATTAGCCCCAGATGATGCAGTTAATACATTTCCACCTGATGTAACTTCACTAAATGTTATTGCACTATCAGATGATCCTGCAACTGTCGCAACTGTACCACTAAAATTTCCTGCAATCGTTCCAAGAGAACCTGCAGCTGTTGAAAAACTTGGCGCAGTAGAAGCTGTTATAATATTGTTTGTTGATCTACCAGCTAGACCATTTGGATTTTCAACTCTAACATAATAGTTACCTGATGCTAAAGTTACATTAACTGATAATGTTGTAGCATTAGTAAATGAAACTGTGTTTGCATTTGTTATAGCCCCAGTTGAGCCATTAACAAATTGTACTTGTGGTATAGAAACAAATCCTGTCCCTGTAATACTTATCGTTGTAGCTGTAGCTGGTGCAATTGTTTGAGATACATTGGCCACTGTTGGTTTTGTTTCTACAGCGTCTATCCAAGATAATTGATTTGTATTATTTCCATTAGTAGCAAGTACCTGTCCATTTGTTCCTACATTTTGTGGTAAAATTAAATTATAAGACTGCCCTGCTGAATGTGGTGGTGCTTGTATAGACACCCCATGACTGTTTTGACTACAATTCAATGTTAGTTTCGCATCAGCACTAGAGCCATCACCCTTAATTTTTAATACAGGGTTTTCTATTGTGCTAGTAGTTCCTGAAACTATATTTCCAAGATTCCTTGCTTTAGACATTATTTAATTTTCCTTTATTATTTTGAATTTTGTTATGGCTAGATATTTCTACCTAGCCATATAATTTACAATACAATCGTATTAGCTTCTTCTTCAGTTAATGCTTCACCTGAAATAAGTTTAGCTTTTGCACTAGCTTTAAGATTTGCTTGTGCAGTAGCTTCATCTTCTTCAGATGGTAACTCTGCAACTTTAGCATCAATAGTAGCCATATCAATTGGTGTCATATCTTTCCAATCAATAGTAATTACACCATCTGCATCACATCTAAGTTCAACATCAGGAGCAACACCATTATTTAATGATGTTAATGCTTTTCCATATTGTTCTATTTTTGACATCTTATTTCTCCTTAATTATTATGCTTTATAATGAATCATGCTTACATAGTGATTATTAAAATCACCAGTTGCATTACTAGCAGTGCTATTCCAATAACCCCAGTTTCCATTAAAGTTTGATGAACCTGCTTGTTCAACATAGTAAGTTGTTCCAACAGTTAAATTAGTACATGGCATAATAAAAGTTTTAGATTTTGTTGCTTTTACTTGTCCTGCACTTGAACCTGTAAACATACCTATGTCTTTACCATCATAATCTAATTTTGTATCACCACTTCCGATTGTGGAATTGGTACTCATCATTAAATAAGTATTCATACCCATTCCTGTGTATGGAGTTATTCCACAAGTGTATGAAAATTGTATAAAATCATTTGTGCTTGTTGGTGTAAATTGAACAGTATTTCCATCTGCAATATCTTTGTAGTCTGTTGATGTAGTTTGACCAATTTGTGTAGTTGCTCTATAAGTATCAATAGCATGAACACTATAAGTGCCTGATGCTATTGTTCCAAATTCTAAAGCATTTCCACTACTATTAACTTTAATTGCTTGTCCTGCAGAACCTAGTGAAGTTAATCCAGTACCACCTCTTGCTACAGGAATTGTTCCTGCATTTATTTTACTTGCGTTTAAATTTGGTATTCTAGCATCTGCAAAAGTGCCACTTGTTATTGTAGATGATGCTAAACCATCTGTTATTGTTAATGTTTGACCAGAGGGGATAGTTATAGAAGAACCTGTGCTTCCCTCAATCTGGTCAACTTTTATTTTACTAGCCATATTGATTTCTCCTTTATATTATAGTTAGTGAACCTGAACCTGAAATAGTCCAAGTTATGTTGTTTGCTACAGTAATATCTCCTGCTAAAAATGAATTTTTTGTAGAAGATAGAGTTGTAGTTGTGTTTGAAGATATTGTGCTATAATTTGAAAACACATTACCTTGTGTTGTTATCTCCGATGCTTGTATCGTAGAAAATTCTAAAGCGTTACCATTAGCATTAACAACTAAAGCTTGTCCTGCTGATCCAATTGAGCTTAAACCTGTACCACCTCTAGCTGTTGCTAAAGTTCCAGCAGTTATGTTTGAGGCATTGATTGAAGCTACATTAAAAGTACCATAAGCGACTATTGAAATTATATCTCCAACTGTTGCACCACTAGATAAAACAATTGAAGTTCCACTAGTTACAGTTACGTCAGTTCCATTAACTAACTTAGCTCCGTTCAAATAAACGTCAATAAACCCTGCGTCATAAGCAAGAGTCTCACCGTTATCATCTGTTCCTGTAAATGTTGTTTGTCCACCAGAGGCAGTATATTTAAACCTTGCCGCAGTTCCGTTTACTGTCGAACCAGCTGAAGCCCACCCACTTGATTTATAAACTTTTAATTCATTAGCCGTCGTATCGAAGTACAGGTCGCCAACATTCAAACTGCTAGTTGGCGGTGATGAAGAAATTCTATAAACTTCTGCAAAATTATTTACTGATGCTAAATTATTTGCAACAGTTGTTACGTTTGCTGAGTTAGATGCAAGTGAATTTAATCCACTAATCCCTGCTAACGTATTCATATCAGATACAGTTTGAGCTGTGCCTAAAGTGTTCATGTCAGCTATTGCATCACTTGTTCCAAGTAATCCTATTTCAGTTGATTTAGATGCAACAGTAGTTACTTCTGTAGCTTTTGGAACTAATCTATGAAAATTGTAAGTGTGTTGAGTAGTTGTAGATTCAACTAAAATACCAAATCCAGCTGGTAAAGATGCGTTAGCACCACAATTATTTAGTGTAACTGTAGAATTACCAACTGTTCCATTTGCAATAGTTACAACACCTGATCCATTTGCTGTATGTGAACTTGCAAGTGCTTGAACACTAACAATCGTACCAACACCATTATTTACATCAGGGTTTGTATTTGGAAAACTTGTTTCATTTGCAATTGGAACAAAACCACCAACATCATCCACTAAATCAATAACTCTATTATCTATTGCAGAAGTCGTAGCTATAAAATTATCATTACTAGTCCAAGTTTGACCTGAGTTAATTAGCTCTGATGTATCTTTATTTAAAAATCTAGTATCAGCTGCGGACGTTGTGTAAAAAGTATTATTATCTGGCGTATGAGATGCTTGTTCTGAACTTGTAACGATTGCTGAATCTGAAATTTTAGCAATTGTTACTTGATCATCTCCAATATGAGCTGTGTCTATTGAACCATCTACTAGATGTTCGGAGTCGATACTATCATCAGCTATCTTTGATCCATTAACACTATCAGCTCCTAATTTAGTATTAGTTACAGCACCAGCATTTATTTTAGCCTCTGTTACTGCATTTGCATTTATTTGAGAAGCTTGAACTGCATTATCTGCGATCTTAGCATTTGTTACAGCATCGTCTGCAATTTTTGCAGTAGTGATTGAATTGTTAGTTAAATTACTTGAGCCAACAATATCAGTTGGAATTGAGTTTCCTGTTTTAGTTAGAATAGCTAAATAAATCGTTAATGCTTCGTTTTGTAAAGTACCACTATCAAGAGTAACATTAACTGTAGTATTTGTAGAAAAAGATGAACTAGATATTGTTCCATAGACAACACCAGTAGATGACCCTGTAATTTTAACTCTACGACCAGCATGGTAGAATGATGTTACATCTACACCATTTATTGTAAATGAACTTGCACTAGCATAAGCACTTGTAAAAGCACCATCTCCATCACCATAAATAACCCATTGAGCATCATTATACCAATCTCTAGTATTTTTCATTAATGCTCTAATAGAGTTGTTTAGATCACTAGGTAACATCCCCTCTGCTGTATTAATACCATTTAGAGAAGTGTTATTTGCTTGTGTTGTTGAATAATCCTTTATGCCTGCCATTTATTTCTCCTAATTCATAAACCATGCAAAAGCCTTATCGCTTTCTGTGTTATTTTTGTTAATTAAATTATTTACAGCTTCTTCAATTTGTCTTTGAAAAAACTCTTGGGTTTCAATTGAATATCGAACATTATCTATATCAACTTTATCACTCATTATCTTGACCCACCTGGTGTTGCAATTAAATCTATTCCTTGTGCATGACTCCAAATAGAGTCAGCTGGGATTTTTACATTTGCTCTAAAATATCTACCACTTTTTCTAACAGGGTTAATACCACTACTATTCATAGTCGATGATGCACTTGAGGTTACAGCATCGGCTAATTTATCTCTTGTTTTAACAATTACATTTGCACTAGCGTCAACCAATGGTCTTATACCAGTGATGTTTGCTCTTGCTCCAGGAAATATTTCTGCTTCTTTTGTTTCAAGTTCAGCTTCTAAATTTTTTCCACTAAATATCGCTGCTTTAAAATTTTCATCTATAGCACCTAAATATAATTGTCCTTGTGTCCAATAAGGAGTGTCTAAAGAAATATTAATCTCATCCAAGTTCTCTGATACTAAATCCATCAACTCAACTGTATTAATAATTACAAATTGTTTAAAAATTTGTGATGCTTTAACATTAGCTAAAGACCATTTTTGAGTTACATAATTATAAATTAACAATCTATCACAAATACCTGTTGTATTAGGATTGTTTTTACTTGGATATAACCATATAGCTAGTGTGTTAAATGGATCAACAGCACTTGTTATTCTATCAGGATAAGCTTTGTTTAAATCGTTTTCAAAAAATCTATTTACTTTTTCTGCTCCAATAGGCAACACTTGATCACCATTGATTTGAAAGAAACCATCATCAGCGTAGAAAAATATTTGTCTATTATCTTGGCAAACAGTTTGGCCATAGACAGCTCCCCTGTTCGGTGAGATTACACTAAATCTAAATATTGTATTTCCACCAACAAAGTCCATCCGAATAATTTGGTTTTGTCTAAATACATATCCGACCTCACCACTAGTTATGGCAACAACCTGACCCCCTGAGCCTGGCAAGTCTTGTAAATCACTTGAACTTATACCAGCTTCCCAAGTTGATATATCGTTGATACCACTCCATTGGACTCTATTTTTAGCGTTCTCAATATTTCCTGTTACTAAAAAATCTCTAACAACACCACTAACTCTAAACTTACTAGGTACGTTACCACTTGTAACTATACTTTGAAGTGTAGCAAAGTTTGTTGAAGTACCCATTTGATAATACATTGGTGGATTAACACCATTACTTGCAATTACAAATTGGCCAAATTGAGTAAATGTAAAAAAATCAGTATCACCACCACTTATAGTGCAACCACCTTTTACGCTTGTAAAAGTTCCACTAGTTAATTTATAAATATTGTCTTTTGTTCCAACAAATGTAAATACAGCGTTTGTGTTATCTCTAAAACTTCCTGCTCCTTTTGCATTTTGTGTAACATTAGATGCACCACTATAAGCTACTAAACTTTTTACAGGCTTGTAGCTTGATTGTGCATGATACACATTAGTTGCTACAGTTGAGCCAGGGTTTAGATGCGATGGTTGATCAGGTAGCCATTCTCCAAAAGGTAATTGCATAATTAAGCCGAATTAGTTGTAGTAATATTTAAAGTTTTAAAAGGTGATGAAATTGTATCTTCACTTCTTATTTGTAGAGGTGATCCACTAAATTGATCTTCTCTATCGTTTTGTTCTAATCTTTCCATAGCAGTACCATACATTTGTTGCCATGTTTGAACTTGTTGAGGATTAATACCACCTAAAAAATTCGCTGCATGAAACAAAGCACCATATAAATAAATAGATGGATGACTTGTTAAAATATAATTAGTAGTGTTGCTATTGCTTAAACTTGTAAAACTTTTATAAAAATTTAATTTACCAGTATATGTACTATCTGGTCTTGGCATAAATCTAAAATTATCACCTAGTATTGTATAGCTAGATGGCAACCCTGTTTGTGAAGTTCCTTTTACTTGATCCATTTGTGATGGAGTCATGTATCTTAAAGGATATTTAGTTGAGCCACTTAAAATATAAAAATCTCTTACTTGTAAAAAACCACTTGGTAGTGCAACAGTTTCATTGTTGATAGTAATATCACTTGAAGTTACCATAGCTCTAACTCTTAACTTAGAGTTAAAATCAGCTTCTACTAATTTAATAAAGTCGTCTTGTATCTCACTTGTTAAATCACTTCTATTTAACCAATTAGCAATTGACGTTTTTAATTCTGTGTAATTTGTTAATGCCATTAAAATCTACCTGGTGCTGTTCTAAAATATCTATAATCAGAACTATTTAATTTTTCTTTTAAAATTTTAGTTTGAACATCTTTAGGTAATGCAAACCAATTACCTTTATTTTGATCTTTGTTATATTCTTTAGCCCAAATTTCTAAAACAATTGTAGGAATAGATGCTATTCTTTTTAAACCTTTATCAGCACTATAACCATCGTTTTGAGTATATAACTTTTTATTGTGTTCTAATATGGGCTTGTGATCTACTTTTCTTTCTTGGATGACACCTTTTTCTGTGCCAATAAAAGTTTCACTTACTAAACCCTCTTTTTCAACAACTTTACTCATCGGCCTTGACCCTTGTAAGCTTTAAAATTTTTTCGTTTTTTTTTGTTCATTTTGCAAAGACTAGGATTCCTGCCTATCGATGTTTTGTGATGAACAGGTTCATGTGCTACAAAATCTTTAAATTTCTTAGCCACTTAACTCAGTAACGTAAAGATCGCCACTTCCTATAAAAGCAACTTTTTCACCTGGTCTAATTTTTATTATTTCAATATCATTAGCTGGTATATACATTGATGATGTAGTAGCAGTTGGTGATCCACCAAATGCAACATGGCCATTAGCACTAGCAACAATTCTTACAAATTGTGTGTGAGCTAACATACCATCACTAGTAGATGCACTTGATCCACTAGATGTTACCTTTTGTGTTTTAATTGGAAATAATCCATAATTATAAGCCATTAGTATTTCCCCTTTTTCATATTAACTTTTTTACCTTTTTTCTTTGCAAAGGCTTTAGCTTTTTTCATTCCACTTTTTGTGTATGAAAATTTTTTCTTTCCGACCATCGGCATAGTATTTTCTCCTATAAAATTTTATTGTGCATTTGGGGGAAGTACCGCTAGGCAAGATCCCCCAAATTCTGTAATTATCTTCTTACAATAATTGTAAAATGAGCAGAGTGAGTTCCTGTTGATGCACCATCAGTAGCGATGGCGATGTAATCACCCTCAACTACACTATTAGCACCAGTTGGCTCACAAGTGTCAATATCACCTGCAGCACTTCCACTATGTGCAATAGTGATAGTTCCACCAGTCATATTTGTAGTATTAACTTTGGCAGTGATACCAGCGTTAGCACCAGAGATAGCTCCACCTAATACAGAAGTAATTTTAATTACTCTCCCATTATCTGGCACTGCTACTCTTACAGTTCCAGCTGTTGAAACATCGTCTAAATGACACTCTAAAAAATAATCGTTTAAAGTTCTCATGTTATATTCCTCTTATTTGCTTCGTTCCGACTTTAAAAAAATCTTCAAAGACCAAACAAAAATGTTAATTGAATATAGGGGGATTGCTCCCCCTATAATTAAATTGATTATGATGTAGTTACATCAAAAACTGCACCACTTGCTTTTTGGTTTTTAGAAACCAAAGTATATTCGCAAAGTAGAGCTTGTTTTTCAGCGTCTCCAGTTTTCGCTAAGTTCATAAGAGAGAAATCTCTTAGGAAAGCAGTAGCAAACATATCTGGTTGTAATACAAACACATCTCTTGCTCTTGAGAATCTATTTGGAACAACAGTCATTGATCCAAAGTCAGATTCATAAACATCAACTGCAGCTACAAGTCTTTTGTTTTCAGCTGGGTCAAATCTAGTTGATCCACCTGTAAAACCAGAAAGAACTTGTTTGTTGAAAGAACCAAGCATGATCATTGACGGATCACCACCCTCATCCCAACATTTTTTGATTACTGATTTTAATTGAGATTCAGTAAATGCTCTTTGAGTTCCATCAGTTCTTGCAGTACCAGGTACGTCAACACTTGATACTTGACCATTTGCACCACCTGCGCCTGCATCTACGTTTTGTTGAATCCAACCTGCTAATCCAGCAAGTTCTCTAGCTGTAGAGTCATCTCCAACAACTGGTGAATTGTTAGCTGTTAATGAACTTTCCATATCTCTTTTAAGCTCTTTAGAAGCTTTTGAAATTTGATAAGCTAATTCATTATTTCTACCAGCTTTTGATACACTTTCTAAAGTACCAGAAACGATTACAGATTTTCTTGAAATCTGAGTTCTGTTATTAACTCTAGTAGTAGCAGTAGGTGCTGCGAAAGAAATCTCATCACCCTCTATTTGTGCGTTTGTTGCAGAAGCTCCTGCTAAAGCGTCTGTTTGCCATTCATGAAGAACAGCTGTTGCTTTTTCTTTACCAATACCACTCATGAAAGGTGTATCAGTAGGTGAGATTGAGTAAATTAGATCTGATAAATCTTCTCTCAATCCTTTAGCGTCATATTGACTATATGTTCCAGTTACCTGTGCCATAATATTCTCCTATTGAGGTTATTTATTGTTAATCATATCTAAGAAAATACTAGTAGCGTCTTTAATGCTCCCAGTTTTTTTTAGACGACTCAACTTTTCCTTACGCTTCGCTAAACTTATATCGCTTTTTTCGTTTTTAACCCCACTTGTAAAAACTTTACCTGGTTTAGATATTTTTTTTGCTAAACCTGGTTTTGAACTTTGCATATTTCTAAATTTCATAGCATCGTTCACCAACATAACAATTCTATGATCATAAACTTGTGCTACTTCTTGGTCATTAAAACCATAAGCATTTAAAGTTGATTTCATAGAAGCTTTTAATTTAGATGCTTTTGTAGGATCGCTAAACTCTGGCATCTTAGATACCAATTTACGTTCTTGATCTTTCAAAAATTCTCCAAATTGTTTTTGTTGTTCGCTTTGAGTCTTTTCTATAGCTTGATCAAGACGTTCTTGTCTTTTTTTCATTCTATGTTCAATCTTCATCGCTTCCGTTGGATCTTCTTCGTATAACTTTTCTAAATCAATGTTATTTTTTTCTTGATTTAGTTCTTGTTGGGCTAAAGACACCATTTGATTAAGTTCATTTAACTTATTAGAATAGTCTTGTCTTTGCTTTTCCGACTCTGCCTGTAATTGCTTTCGTTCCATAGCAAGATTTTCAGTTTTTTGTCGGTAGTCGGCATCTCTTGAGTAACCATTCCTCAATTCATCAAGGGTAACATCGAATTCTTGTCCATTAACTTTAACTTTATGTAATGGGGACTCTTGTTTCTCTTGAATCTCAGATTGTTCTTCGTCTTGAGTTGCTTCTTCGGAAGTTTCCTCTTGCGATTCTTCTTCCATTGTTTCCTGTTCCTGAGGTTGATCTTCTATTTGAGATTCCTCATCGGTTGGACCAGGGGAATTTTGTTCTTCTTGGGGTGGCTCACCATCTTCTTGAGTTTGTTTTTTATTCTCATCAGGGTTTAATAGACCACTTATTGTTTTTGTTGCTCTTTGTATATCAGTTTCAGCTTCCTTTAATGGATTAGCGTAATTGTCTGCCATACTTTTCTCCTTTAAGTTAAGTTCCTGTTGTGTAGGTTGACTTATCCTAAACTTGATTGTTTAGAATTTTTTGTTTTTGATACTTTTTCTAAAATCTTCTAATTGTTTAGAAGCTAATTTACCTGTATCAATAACTTCTTTTAAATTTTGTTCTACTTTGCCTACAATGTTATAGGCCAACCAAAGCATTTCTCTAGTTTCTTGTTCTTTTACACCAGTACTAAATAGACTATCTTGATAAGCTTTTTTTAATTTATCAAAAGACTCTTGTAATAAAGGATTTTCAAAAAGTTGTTTAGCCTTGTTTGACTGGCTCACTTCCTTTTGGAGTTTGTCCTGGTCCATCATTTAAGTTACTCACTTGTTTTTCTAGTGACTCTGCGCTTCGTTGTGCTTCTAAAAAAGTTTTATTTCTATTGTTTGTAACTAACTTCTCAAGATCTGCTTCTGCTTTTAATTTTGCTACGTCTATTTGTGAATTATATTTTAATTCTAATTCTTTTATTTTAGTTTCAAAACCTAAAATAGCTTCTGCAGTGTCAGCTCTTAGTTTTTTGTTTTCTAATTCCAACTCTGCTATTTTACGTTTTTCTTCACTTTGTATTCTAGTAAATTCAATTTTTTCAATTGGTGTTAATGGTGGCTCTGGTGGTGGAGTCATCATTGATTTACCCATATCTGGATTAACAAAATAGTTTTCGACATTTTTTAAACCAGCGTTTTCTATAATTTTTGCTAAACTATTATAAATATTTTTAAGACTAACCATTGGGAACTCTCTATTGCCTTGCAATTGGAAAGCTTGTAGTTGTCTTTCTAAAATATTATTTAGCATTACTATTTGTTGTTCTTTTGATCCACTACCTAATCCAACAACAATTGAAATATTAAATCTATTCTTCCACTCTGTAGGTTTTACAGGTACAAATTGATTGTTTAATTCTACAACTCTTTCTTTGTCTTGATACTTACAAGTTAATTCAAAGATACGTCTAAACAAATCCTTAATCCCTGTCTCTGCAAATACCCTAGCGATCAACTCCATTCTCATTTGAGATTGAGTCATAATCGCATTAACGCCAGTCGCTGTTTTGTTTAAGCTATCAGCGTCTAGGCCTTGATTGTATCTTGTTATCCCTGTTCTAGTTTCTCTAATTGTATCTAGGTATTCTAATAAAGGGAAAGCTTGTTGAGATATAGTTTGGTTTTGCATAGGGAACATCACTTGTGATGGTGGTTGTTTAGTTCTAACCACACCCCCTGGTCTTGACGTAAGTAAATCATCAAGATTAACTTGGCCGTCCATAATCGCAACTCTATTGTTATTAGTTAAATACATATTATCTAATAACTGTCTCATAACTGTCGATTTAATTAATTGAACATCTTCAACTAATTCACTAACACTACGACCATAAAATCTATGAGGCATTGGAATAGGTGTTAAGCTACAAAAAGGAATATTATCACAAGGCATATTCTCTAGTATTTCATTTGCACTAGACCCTGCTACTATTACTTTTCTTAGCTCTGCTACGCCATCACCATCCATATCACATCTTACATAGCACTCATAAACTTCAATGTCAGTTGTCGCTTCGTCTGGTGCTTCGTTTAATGGTGACTCATCTATATCACTTAATCTTGTAAGTCTTTCGTCATTCAAAAGAATATTATTTGATGTTGGCAAATTTTCTACAACATCTCTATCAAAGCCCATCTCTATAAGTTGGCTTCTAGTTTTCATAACTCTATGTGCTACAAAGTTTGCATCTTCGATAGACTTTGCACTTCTTTGAATTAGGAATTCTTCAGGTGGTACGTTTTCTATTTTAACTTTACCACTAGTTGATGTTCTTTTAATCACTACGTCATGCAACATAGGTGTTGGAACATTTTCTAAATTTTGGCCAACCTCTTGAGGTTGATCAGGGTTTTGTTCCTCTTGTAATTTTGTTAAAGCTTTTAATTGTTCTAATTCTTCTTTTGCTTTTTCATCAACTCTAGTTTCTTCACTAACAATTTCTACATTGTCATCATTAACTAAAACTTGATATTCAACTTCATTTAAATTTTTATAAGTTTCTTGCTCAACACTTGAGCTATCATCCCAATAAACTTTTACAATTCCATTTTTTTCTAAAAGTGCATCTTTAAACCAAGTGTATAGAATACTAAAACCATTATTATCTTTGTTAAAAATATAATTAATATAGTTTGTAGCTTGATCACTTAATGGAACATCTTCGCTTTTTACAGGCTCACATTTAACTACTTGATCACTAGCTGTGAATATTCTTAACAAGTTAGGTAA